TCATGAGCAGTTCGGACGGATGTCCGAAGATGGAGTTCACCATCATCTGCACCGTGGTCTTGCCCGACCCAGACTCGTTGGACTTCAAATGGATCAGGGCGCCCTTGACCGCCTCCCCGCCGATGAACTTCAGCAGCGGTGAGCCAAACCCAAAGAAGAAGGCCAGAGCGTGCGGCTCAAGCCCGGGCGTGTTGTAGAAGTTAGCCATTTCCTTCCACGCATCGAGGGAGCCGCGCGGCACGAAGGCCGGGGCCAACTGCCGAATGCCACTGGCAGGGGGCGCCAGTTTGGTGCCGTCAGGGGTGTACTCCAGTTCCCCCACCACGAACCCTTGCATGTCTGGGGTCCAGCCCATCTGACTGCGGGTCTTGGATGCTGCGTACTGCGATTGCAGTTTGCGAATGCTTGACGCGAAGTAGGCCATGAGAACGTCCAGTTGTTTGCCGTAAGCGATTGCTCCGTTTTTGTTCAGAAGGTCGCGCAGTGAATCTTTGGCGAACAGGTCTGTAACCCGAGCGTGGAACCTGCGCACTCCGTCTTTGCGCATGTGCAGGTTGATCCCCACCAGTTCGCCGTCGCCATCTCCGTGTATGTCGGAATCGAAGAACCTACCCGTGATGTAGAGATCGCTTGGGTAGACTTCAATGTCGATGGTCTCTTGGTCAACTACCGTGCGCTTGAACACGCCGCCGTTGGCGCCCCGGAAGTACGGGAAAGGATAGGCCGGAATTTCTACGGTGACCTTGGCGTCTGGATCCTCGTCGCCCCCGGTCGAAACCTCCACCACGTAGGCATCGTTGACCGGCGTAGATTCCTGCACGATCTTGCCCAACACAATGGGGCTAGAGATCTGCTGCTTGCACCCCTTGCACTGTGCGGGGTTGTTGGTGCGATACCAGTCGCAGGTGTAGGGGCCCTTGGTTTCGGACGCCTTCTTCTCGGTGGCCGACGGGCTATAGCCGGGGTGGGCCTTGGATACCTTGTGAATGGCTTCGCCGCCATCCACGCATCGCACCGCGATCGACAGGACGCCCCGCCACAGCGGTTCTTCCAGGGTGGCTGCGTTCTGCACGGCGTGCGCCATCTGCGCACACCCGTTGCCCTTAACACTTAACCGTACGATCTTTGCAAACTCACTGGGCGGGTGGTCTTCCGCTGCGAGGTCTTTGGTCACATCGTCCGTGCCAAACTGCTTGGCGGCAAAGATCGAACTGGCGGCCACCACCGTACCCGTGGGCAGCGCCTTGAGGATGTCGTCGAGGGCCACAGGCTGCCCCTGGTAGACCATCAGTACCGGGCGCGGGAATGCCTCTTTGAAATTCTGGGTGCCGGGAACACGCAGGATGCGGGCAGCATCCGCAGTCACCGCAGGGTCGGCACCGAGGTTGTGCTGCTTGCACAGCGACTTGAGTCGTTTGGCGTGCTCTACCCAGTCCTGGGCGGGCACATCTTCAGTCAGCGGCCAGTAGACATGCAGGCCACCGCCGGAGTTCACAATCGTGGGCAGCGGCAAGCCCGTGGTGTTGATGAACTGCCGCAGGTCTTTGGCGGCGTCCGATTGTGTGGCGTAGGCTTTTGTTGGACCTACGTCGAGGTCAAGGAAAAAGCACCGCAGGTAGACAGCATTTGCGGCTGTGCGTCCCAGTGCGGGGTCGTCGAAACTGGCTAGTGCGAAGTAGGCATCTGCGCCTTTGCTGCCTGCGGCTTGAGCCGCTGCATCGACATCAGCAATAGTTCCATGGAATGACGGCTTTACCTTTCCCCCCTTGATCGCCACAGCGCAGTACATGCCCTGCGTAGGCAATACGGAGTCGAGGAAGGAATGCACGATACCTCTCGGGTAGAACGATCAGGCGCGGTTCCAACGCGCCAGGATCTGCTTGATTTTTTCTTGGTGTCGCGCCCGTGGTTCGGCTCTGCCAGTGAACCACGCGTACACGGTCGCCCGTGTGACCCCGATCCTTTCCGCCACGGCTGATACGGGAATCTCCCGTACCAAGCACTCATTGGCGAATTGGAACATCAGGTCAGACAGGCGACCGTGCGTGATCGCGGAAACAAAGGAGGTGCTATACCCCCTTAGTCCTTTAGACGGCATCGTCGTCGGTGCCCCACTCGCTCAGGATAGACGACACGTCCTTGGGCGCGGCAGCGGGCTCGGCTTTCTTGGTCGTGCGCTTGACGGGCTCGGCCACCTTAGCCTCCTGCGTAGCAGCGGGCTCCTTGAACGCGGCGGGCAGTGCGGGTGCACTGCTACCCGTGTCGGCCTTGGAAGGCACCATCTTGAAGTCGATGGCCTGACGTGCGTCGTCGGTCTGGCTCTGGGCCTTGGCCGCATCCCACTCTTCGCGGGTCAGCGGACGCACAGCGCGGAACTTCAGCACGGGGACAGCCTCGGACGTGTCGAAGCGGGCCTCGGTCACGATGCCGGTAATGGGAATACCGTGACCGGCCAGGAACTTGCCGAACGCTTGCAGGGGCATCTTGTCGCCGTCGGGCTTGCCGAAATACGACTTGGCCGGGATCGACATGCGGTAGATGTTGCCGGTGATGTCATTCTCCAGAGCCACGGCCAGACGCTTGCTATAACGGCATGCGCGGGACTTGCCTTCGCCGGAGCCCTCGATGTTCTGGGGGCAGGTGGCGCACGACGACGCCTGGGGGTTGGGCACCTCGGGGTTGGGCTTCTCGCCTTCGGCGGACCAGCAGGAGGGCTTGACGTCCTTGCCTTCCTCGTACTTCTCTGCATAGAAGGTACGCGTGATCCCCTTGCCCGCTGCGATCACCACAAGGTTCATGGAGCGATCTTCGTTCTTGGCAACCTCTTCGCCACCAACGATCATGCGCCACACACCCCCACGGATGGAGATCTGCTTGCCACCGGAACTACCGGCGATGTCCTTGGTGGTGGAGTCTGCGGCTTCGCGCAGGTAATCGGGAACGACGGAACCAGACTTGAAGAGAGTGATGTTACTCATGTGATTTCCTTGAGTGAAGTTACTTGGCGCGGCGCACGGTGACGGAGTACCGTGAGTCCACGTTCATGCCTTGCGGCATCTTGTCAGGGTTCTCTTGGAGGAACTCCTTGAAGTTGCCCTGATGCACGCGGCGCTCCAGCAGTTCGGGAGCGTCGTGATCTTTGATGAACTGGTACATGCTATCCCAGTCCGAGGTCCAGTAGCGGGTCTTGACCGTACGGGTAAACGAGCCATACTGGGTCTTGCCGCCGTCCTGGCCGGTGTTCTTGCAGATCTCCAATAGAGATTCCTCAACGGCAGCGAGTTGCTCATCGAGTGCGGCTATCTCTTCTTCGTGCTGCTTGGTTTTGATTTCCTTGGCGTCGCGGATCTTGATGTAGACCTGCACAAGTTTGTTGGCGTCCATGATGATTCCTGTTGACTAGCGTTGATGTGATTGAAGTATACAGTGTTTAGTTTGGTCGTCAAGGGGTCATGTGATCTCCTGTTTGTAGAGATCGACGAGGCTCAGGTGCATGTCGATCTTGTTCTGAAGCATGTGGAACACCCTGCGCTCCACGGGACTGCCCTGTAGATGCGTGACCGTGACCTTGTTAATTTGCCCGGCGCGGTGTGCACGGGCATTGGCCTGCATGTAGATTTCTGTGGAGGGCACCGGGCCCCACCACACCACTTGGTCAGCGCGTGTCAGCGTGATACCGTGAGCGGTGGCCTGCGGCACGAGCAGCAGGATGCGCGGGTCGTCCTCTGACTGGAACTGCTTGATGATCTCCGCTCGACGGGTGGGCGACACGTCGCCATGGATTGCCTCCACGGTGTAGCCTGCCTTGAGCAGATCTTCGTGCAGGACCTCCAACGAGTGCCGGAAGGGCACGAACACGAGCACCTTGTTGTCGGTGCTCTCGATGACGCTGACCAGTTCGTTGAAGCGGTTGCTCATGTCGAACGACACCACGTCCCTATCGTCCGTATAGGCCGCACCCTGGGAGATCTGCAACAACTTGTTGAGCATGCCCGCTGCGTTGCTCGCCGTGATCTCGGCGCCTGCGGCCACCGTAATCATCTCCTTGCGGATCGCGTCGTAATACTTCTGCTGCTGCGTCGTCAGCGGCACGTCGCGTGTGGTGTAGAGCATGTCCGGCAGATCCAAGCATTCGTCCTTGGTGAACCGGATGGCCGGTTGCAGGGCAGCATGCACGATGTCTCGTGCGGCAGGGCGCGGCATCCACTTGTACTGGGTGACCTTAATCATCACCTTGTCGCGGAACGCACCGAAGAAGCGCGGCACCCCGTCGGGGTTGACCAACTTGGCAAGCCCGTAGGCATCGAGCGGAGACTGCGATGCGGGCGTACCCGTCATGAGCCACAGCCGGGTGTTGGCCTTGACCAAAGATGCGATGGCCTTCCAACGCTCCGTGGTTACTGACTTGATGGCATTGGCCTCGTCCACGATGATGAGGTCGAACCCGCCGTTGCGCAACTCGTCTGCCACCACCTTCACGCCATCGAAGTTGATGATGACGAACTCGAAGTTGCCTGCGATCACCTTGCGTCGTTGTTCCTTGGAACCCATGGCGATAGCCACCGTGCGGTGCATCACGGTCTTGAACAGATCCGATCGCCACGCGGTCTCCATGATGGACACCGGGCACACCACGAGCACGCGAGTCACGCGGCCCTGTTGCATCAGGTAGTCGGCAGCCCAGGCTGCGGCGCTTGTCTTGCCCGTACCTGCCTCGTTGAACACGAAGCACCGGGGGTGCAGGGTCAGGAACTCAGCAGTTGTTTTCTGGTGGACGAACGGGGCAAAGATGCCCGGCCATTTGTAGCGCCCAACGATGGGAGAGGGCACGTTCTTGACGCCCAGGTTGCGCAGGAGTTGCACCTCCTCGAACCCCCAGTTGACGAGTATCTGCGGCTCGTCGCTGTCGTCTAGCACCTTGCTCTTGGGGATGAGCGCGGTGATCTGATCCGCTGCGCGAGTGCGGAAGAGTAACGCGCGGTCTTGCACGATTTCCATGATTTTCTGATGACTAGAGGTGACAAAGAGGCCCGGTAGCGAACTACCGGGCCAAAGGTCTTACGACCAAGGAGAAACCGCCCTGTGCCTTTCAGGGCGGATAAATACTACCTCAGCGCGATCGCTCGCGCTTGGAAATTTCTGACTTCAGTTTATTGGTAGAAGTCCTAGCAAAACTGCGATTGCTGCTTCGCCCTTCTGCCTTTAGATTACTGATATTGACCGGCGCACCGCCCTTGGACAAGGCCCTCTTGTGCGCCACGTCCGTGGTGGATGGCAGGTCGCCATTTGCCTTTTCGTACGCCCGCCTAGCCTTGTTGCGGTTGGACCGCGCGGCGATCTGCTCGGGCGTGCCCTGGTACGTCTCGTACTCGCGTTTGTAGTTGCGTGGCTTGGTAGCCATGGCTATCTCCTTAGCCCGGATGGTTTGCACAATCCTTGACCGGGCAGAACTTGCACAGCGCACTGGGGCGCGGATTCCACACGTTCACTTCGACGGCCTTCTCCACTGCCCCGATGCGTCCGGCCCACTTGGACCAGATCTCCGGCAACTGGGCGCGGGTGAACTCGGCCTTGATGACATCTTTGGCAACAACGAACAACAGTGCGGCCTTGACTGTCTGCACCTCGGAATGATGCGCCATGACCATGGCCGCCATCAACTCCAACTGCGCCATGTCGGCGTACCTGCTGCTCTTGCCTGTTTTGTAATCAGCGACACGGGCCACGCCTTTGGCCCGATTGACAGCCAGATAGTCTGGGATGCCCCGGATCCAAACATCTGGATCGAAGAAGGTGCAGGGGCTAAAGTCGCGTCGGACCCCCAATTTTTCTTCGCACCGGATGTCTCCGGCCAGGGTTGCAAGGGGCTCTACGAACGGTTGGAACTGGCCGAACTGCTCAGGCAGTGGCGTCTTGTCCCGCACGTACTCTTCGAACGCCTTGTGCACCGCCGTGCCGTACAGCGTGGCCTCGGTGTCTTGGTTCTTGAAACGCTTGACGATACGGACTGCGTGGTACCGCTTGGGGCAGCCTTCGAAGTCCTTGACTGACGAGTAGGAATGAGCCATACGACGCGCGTGAACTGGAGTTATTTGAAGCCCCAGTGTAGCAATCAGAGGCAGCGCAAGGAAGCCCCGCCGTCTAACGGTTAGATCAGCAGTCGCCATAGGTCGTCCCCACCCCAGACTCGCATGCCAGGGGCAGCGTCTGGGCCCAGTCCGGGCGCCAGGACATGCACTCTTCGACGTACCGCTGAGCCTCGGCCTTCTCCTCCACGGGCGCGATACAGGCCACGGCATCGTGAACTGTCAAGACCGCCTTGTAACGCTTGGCGATGCGCAGCATCTGCTCCCCGACCACGCACCGGGCGATAGCCTGGGTGAAGTTCTCCACAACGAGTCCGCCATAAACCTTGGTGGCGATGCCCCGGGACACGTAGACCGTCTGGGGTTTGCCGTCCCCGAAAACCGTGGTCAAGCCGGGATACTGGATCCACAGCCCGGACGGCAGGGTGATTCCCCACTCGGAGCCGCTGAGCCCCTTGGGGATGCGCGCCGTGCGGCACAGGCCCTGCACGTCGATCTCGTACTCCTGCTCACTCTGGAGGTAGGACAGCGCCATCTGCGCTTTCTGCCACAACTCCGGGATTCGGTAGTACGTGGTGCGATAGGTGTCCACAATGTTCCGCGCCTGAAGTTCGGTGACATCAACCCCCGCCTGCATCTTCAAGAACGTCCGCAGTTTGACGTGCCCGACTCCGTAGCCTGCGCCCAGGATCACGACCTTGCCCACCTGCCGTTCGGACTTGGTGATCTGGTCTTCGTGCTTGCCGTAGATGCGGCTTGCCATGATTCTGTACACATCCCGCTTGTTCTCGAAGGCGGTGACCAGATCTTCCTGTCCGGCCAACCACGCCAGGGTCCGCGCTTCGATCTGTGAGGAGTCCGCGTCGATGATGACGTGTCCGGGCGGCGCCTGGATGGCCCGCTTTATCTTGCCTGCGTTCTCCCCGCGTGATGGCAGGTTCTGGAGGTTGATCTTGTCCTGGCCCGACCACCGGCCCGAGTGCGCCCCGTAGTAGCGCAGGGGCACCGGGAACTTGCCCCGGAACGACATGTCGATGAACCGCTCCGTGCGGGTCTCTTCAAGCGTAGTCTTGTTGCCCAGGCGGGCGGCCACCAGGGCCTGCACCTGCTCGTTCGGATGATCTTGCAGAGCGATCATGCCCGGGTCAGTCTTGGCAAAAGCGTAGGTCGTGCGGCCCGTGGTCGGGCTTACCTTCAGCGGCGGGATCACGCCCAACAACTCAAGCGCGGCGGCGAACTTGTCGTTGGACATCAGGAGTTTCTTCAGCCCCTCGGTGCCTTCGGTGAAGATGGTCTGCACGAAGTCGGCGTTGCCCTGCTCGATCATCTTGTCGCGCAAGGTTGCCAAAAGGTTGGCTTTGCGGTCCTTGACTTCTTGCAAATGTGTGATAAGCAGATCGCGGTCCAACTCCAACACCGGCTCGATGAACATGCGCAGGGTCAGGTCGATCAGTTTGAGTTCGCGCGTCGGGAACCCACGCTTGAGGTAGATGTGGAAGAGTTTGTGCGTGAGGTCTACGTCGTTGCGGCAGTAAGCGGCGTACCCGGCGATCGCGTAGGCGGAGAAGTCCTTGCGCCGCATGCCCATGGCATGCACCACCTCGTCGCCCTTGGCCCCGATGGCTTCGCGCTCAGCCTGTGCGGCCAGACCGTGAGACTTCTCATGCGGGAACAGTGCGCGTGACATACCCAGGGTGTCAGCCCACGCCTTTGGATTGACTCCGTAGCGCCAGTTCAGGATGGCGCCGTCGAACATCGTGTTCTGTGCAAGCACCATGGCATTGCTCCAGTCGATCGCCTTGAGCGTGGCCTCCACCTCGGGTTGGTCCACCCACACCGTCGGTTCATTGTCGTGCTTGATGCCCACACCGATCACCTCGAACTCGGGGCGTCGGATGTACTCCTCCGTGGTCATCTTGGACAGCGAATATTCGCGGTCGTAGTAGGTCTCGAAGTCAATCGTTATTAGTTTCATCAGTCAGTTCCTGCGCGCGCCGACGGTATCGGTCACGGCCAGTTCGTTCGTATTGGTCGCGTTGTCGGAATCGCTTCTGCGTGATTTGCAGTTCTTCACTCGTCGGCTCCTTCAAGTGGCGATGCAAAAAGGTGGTAATTGGATGTGGGGGAACGGTTTTCTTGGATGACATCAAGGCACTCCGTTAGGTACTCAATGTTCTTCTCGTTGATGACGAGGGCCACGCCCCCGGCATCGTCGATGTCGCGCAGGTGTTTGATCTGTAGCGCCGTGGGCTTGCCCCGTCCGGCCTTGCACTCGATGCCGATGAACCTGCCGCAGTAGCAAACCAGAATGTCAGGCGTGCCGTTGTTGGCATACGCCCCACCGATGTAGTTGACTGCGTACGCACCGCGCTCTTTGAGCATGGCGTGCACCTTCTTCTTGACCTTGGACTCTGGCGTTGCTACCACGGGGCTTCCTCGTACTGCTGTGCAGTTTCCTTGATCTGCTTGACGTTGCGCTTACACCATCGCTCCAGATCTGCCGGGTTGACGATCGTGAATGGCCACGTCGGGTATGGATCAGTAGGCTTGAGCCGCACCCCTTGCGGGGGCGGGTCCTGGGGCTTGGCACGTTTGGTCATGGCTTGAACATGCTGTTCATGGTTTCTTGGTAATCGAACACGCTGTCGAAGCAGTCCATCACCCTGACCTGTGCGGAACTGACGCCGCGCAAGCGGTCGTTGTACGTAAACACTTCCTTGGGAATCGCCGCATGGCCCAGTGCGAAGTCGCGCCCCAGTTGCGTGGGACGCCACAGCCCCGAGTGCTTGGACTTGCTGCCCTTGACGGGTGCGTTGCGCTCGATCAGCCCCCAGAACTTCAGCGTGGACATGGAGTTGGTGCGCACCAACCACCGAGGCGCCGTGTTCGGCACGTCGATCCATCCGTTGCTGAGCGGGGTCTGGCACAGCCAGAGCAGGGCCCGCACTCGGGCGCGGGTCACGGCATGCTTGTACGTCTTGCCCCACCGTGCACACACAAGGCAGTGCCCTCCCTTGCGGTCTATCGTCTCATGCCATGCGGTTTGCAGTTGACTCAGGGTCGGTTCCATTGTGTTTCTCCATTTCAGTTTCTAGTAATTTGTCTATGTAGTGGCGCGCCTTCTTCAGATCTTCTATTCCATTCTTGTGTCGCCATCGAGATAGGTACTTGACGGCGTTGCCATCCAAGTAGCCAAGACCCCAGTCAACGATGGCGTCCCAGGGTTCGATTTGGAACTGTTTGTAGTGGTTACCCGCGACTTGCGTATCGTTTGCTCGTGACGATGCGGGTTGTTTTGCAACCCCAGTCGTAGGTCTTGCGGCGTTCCCACGGTTGTGAACCTGTGCTTGTTTCGGCACTCGTATCTCCTTCGCTTCAGTCCATCAGTTGTGGTTCGGGTTTCAAGGGTGTAGGCACTTTCTCCGCACTCAGGGCACTGCATCTAATTAACTCCATCAGTTTGATCTGTTTCTTCTTGGCACGATAGGCGATCTGACGTTCGGCCTGCGTCTTCTTCTGACGCCGCTTGTCGTTGCCCTCACCAAGTTTGTAGATCTTAGACAGGTCCCGCCCCCGTGGGTCTTTCTCCCACCCGCTAATGTGGGCAGCGCCCGCACGGTGCAGTTCCCTGGTGTACTGGCATACGGTCACGTAGTGCAACCCGGTCATCTCCGCCAGTTCGGCACAGGTGTACGTGCCTTCGAGTAGTAGTTTGATGAGTTGCGCCTGCATGATCGCGTTGATCTTGATCTGCCGTTTACCCTTGGGGTTTGGTGGTGTTAGCACGAAGTTGCTCCTGTAGTTCCTTGACTTTCTCGTACGCGCACATGTAGTGCTCCGGCCCCCACGCCCAACAGTCGTGCGTGTGACTGCCAATGTGGTTGATGTAATCGTTGATCTGTTTGGCTAGTCTGTCTCCGTCTGGCGTGACGCGCCCCTCCGGGGTCACGGTATCCACGCGGCGCAACAGTTCATGGCAGCGCATCAGTAGGGTGATGTGGTTCATTTCTTCCTCAATCGAATCAGTTCGTCAAGCATGCGCTCCATCTGATCTGCTGCGTGTAGGTGGAACGGGCTTATGGGGATGTTGCGTGCGAGGGTTCTCATCATGCCGATGGTCACCCGCACTGATCTCTCAGACACTTTCTGTCTTGGCTTGGGCTCCGCATCTATCTGCGTCAGTAGCGCGTCCGCGTGCTCCATCTGTGCCGGGGTTAATTCCAAGAGTTTTTT